CGCAGACTAACTCCTATTGAATGCGAACGCCTACAAACCGTTGAAGACAACTACACCAGTTGCGTAAGCGATAGCCAAAGGTATAAGATGCTTGGTAACGGATGGACTATTGATATAATTTGCCACATATTAAACTACTTAAAACTATGAACTTAGAACGCTACGAATACTGGAAAGCTCAACAAGAAAGACAATTCAATTTTACTTTAACAAATTACGCAATGGCAGATATTGAAAGACGACTAAAACGAAGACCAGCAAGGATTCAGGCTGTAATAGACTTAGAAAACTTTTTGAATGAATCAGAAAACAAGATAAGCGAAATACCAAACGAAGGTATAAGGAACGCTAAAATTGAAAAACTAAAAATTCTTTATAAAGTTCACGATACTATTACTCAGATGCTGACTGCTGAAATGTACGCACTCGCAAAATTAGATGAGGCAAAAGAAAGAATAATTGAACTTGAACAAATGAATTTTGATTTATTAACTAAGATTAATGTGCTTGAGTTATGAAAATAGGATGGTTTAGTGCTGGAATTACCAGCGCAGTAGCTTGTAAATTAGCTTTAAAGCAATACGATGATGTTGAGTTATACTATATCCAAATAGATTCAGCTCACGAAGATAATAGTAGATTTATTGCTGATTGCGAAAAGTGGTATGGAAAGAAAATTAATATTATTAAGTCCGAAAAATATAACAATCAATTTGAGGTAGCAGCTAAAGGGTATATAAATTCACCAGCTGGAGCTATGTGTACAAAGGTTTTAAAAAAAGATGTTCGTTTTAAATTGCAAAAACAATTTCCTGTAGCTAATCAGATATTCGGATTTGAGTATAGCAAGAAAGAAATAAATAGAGCTGTAAGATTCACTCAACAAAACCCATCTGTAAAACCTTTATACCCACTTATTGAAATGAAGATGACTAAACAAATGTGCGCAGAGTTATTACTTATGAATAGAATTAGACTTCCAAAAATGTATGAGCTTGGTTATATGAACAATAATTGCATCGGGTGTGTTAAAGGAGGTAAGGGGTACTGGAATAAGATAAGAAAAGACTTTCCAGAGCATTTCAATAAGATGTCAGAGATTGAAAATAACATAGGTCATTCTTGCATCAATGGTAAATTTCTAAAAGATTTAAAACCAAACGAAGGGGCAAAAGAACCTCAGTTACTACCTGACTGCGGTAACTTCTGCGAGATTGAGTTGGCTGATTTGATTAGCCCAATAACTGAGGAGGTACTTTAAGATTCCGAGAGGATTAAACAGCTATATTTATTTTAATGTGAAAAACAAGTTCACAACTGCAACAAGCAAACGGAATCAATAAATTAAATTTGTATAAATAAAACCACTTATGCTAATTAATATTAATTTATGTCTATCTGACATACCAAGAGAGAAAATCTTTACTTCAAAGAACGGAAAGCAATACCTTTCTATTTGCGTAACTGAAAGAAAAGAACCTGATAACTACGGCAACGATTTAACAGCCTATGTTAATCAGTCTAAAGAGGAAAGAGAAGCAAAACAGCCAAGACAATTTATTGGCACAGCAAAGAATCTAAAAAAGACAGCTCCAACAGAACCTTATAAAAACTCAAAATCTGACTTTCCTTTTTAACTATGAAGCCTAAAAAGTGCAAATTTTGTAAGAACTCATTTGAACCCATCAAAGCACTTCAGCAAGTTTGCTCACCAGCTTGTGCGATTGAACTACACAATCAACTTAAAGCTAAAGCCGAGAAGAAAGAGAAGGTTAAAATACGAAAAGAGCTTAGAGAATCTTCAAAAACAATTTCTAACTATCGTAAGGACCTTCAGATTATAATTAACAAGATAATCCGCACAATTGACGAAGGCCACAACTGTATAAGTTCAGGAAGGCCTTACAAATCAAACGACCAAGCTGGGCATTATTATTCGGTAGGAGCTTATCCTCATCTTAGATTTAACCTTCATAACATATACTCTCAGTCAGTCGCTGATAACCTTTATAAGTCAGGCAACCCGATTGGGTTTACTACTGGATTGATAAGAGATTTTGGTGAGGATTGGATTAAGTTAGTAACTAAATTACCTGAAGAATACAGAGAATTAAAGTTAGATAAAGAGGACATAAAAGAAGCGATAGTTAAGGCTAAAGATTTCTTAGTTAAAGTTCAAGAATACAAAGGAGAGAACTACTTACTACCGAGTCAACGAATATTTTTGAGGCATTCAGGTAACAAAGAGATAGGTATCTACAATGAATAAGGAAGAGATAATACTTCAGTTCTATAATAGCCCTAATCCGATGCAGATATGTAAGAAGATTTCTGATAGCTATTACACTACTGACTTATTACACGAGTGCATTCTTACCTTATACGACTTGGACGAACAAAAAATATTAGATGCTTACAAGAATAATTACTTATCCTACTTATTCTATAAGATAGTTAGTAACTCTTATGTTAGTTATACTTCGCCATTTGCAAAAAAATACAGACACTTTAATCAAACAACAGATGACTTTAAGAAAATTCAAGCTGACATTGAAATTGAAAATGACAATTATGAAGAACTATTTGAGAGATTTATTCAGCATATAGAAAACGATATAGAAAGCTTTGAAGAATACGAACGAGAACTATTCAAGTTATATGTGCAATTTCGTGATTTTCGTAAAATTAGTAATCTTGTCGGCATTAAATACGGAGCAGTTCGTCATTCAATACTTCAAACAATAAAAAAACTAAAAGAAAAATATAATGGAGAATTTAATAATCTGCTTACTAATCGCATCAGCTGGTTATGTAGTGAGTCAAGTGATGATAGATTTTTGGAGGAAGAACTTTAATACATTTCCTAAAAAACCACTTAGCTGTGGATACTGCTTATCGTTTTGGATTGGGTTAATTACTTTTTTACTTATAGAACCTAATTTATATGCGTTTGGATACGCTTGTTTATGCGCTGTGACATCTTCTATCATATTTAAAAAAATAACTCAATGAATCAAATAATCTATGAACTACTACTTCCATTAAAACCAAAGTGGGAAACCTTTAAATCTGAGCATCACTCTATTTTTACTAACCAAGACTTTCATATTGTTCAAGAAGCTTGGTCAATGATGTTTGGTTCACCACCAAGAAATTTAGGATGTCAATCTTGCGTTCAAGAATTAATAACACGAGTATTTAGGCAATTTGATAACTACACACCTGAAAAGAAAAGGAAACGCAATGCTAAAATTTAAACATAGTGGTAATGCAGGTGATGTAATCTACTCACTCAACGCAATTAAACAAGTATGTGAGGCAAACGATACACAAGCAGTACTATACCTTGATTTGAATGTTCCACTTATTGGGATACTGCCTGGCCATCCAGTCGGGAATGTGATGCTTAACGAGTATATGTACAAGAATTTAAAACCTTTATTACTTTCTTGTTCATTTATTTCAGATGTAATGGTTTATGATAAACAAAAAATAGATTACGATTTAGATAGATTTAGACATATAGGCTTAAATTTGTGCGCTTCTGACATCAAGAAATGGTACTATTATGCCTATCCTGAAATGACCTTTGACATAGAAGGACCTATTTTTGAATTTAACAATAAAAAAGAGGATTATATTCTAATCAATAGGACCAATAGGTATCAGAATGGGCAAATAGATTACTCAATTATTAACAATTACAATAATCAAAAGTTATTTGTTGGAGTTATGCAAGAATTTGAAGTAATGAAAAAGACTATTCCAAGCCTTGAGTATTTAGAAGTAAAAGACTTTTTAGAACTTGCTAACTATATAGACAAGAGTAAAGTATTTATCGGGAATCAATCAATGTGTTTTGCAATTGCTGAACAACTACAAACGGAGAGAATACTTGAAATTTGTGCATATTCGCCAAATGTTATTCCAGTAGGAGGTGAGTTTTACGATGTATTTAATCAAAATGGATTTATAAATGCACTTAATCAAATTTTATGAAAATAGTTTACTGGGATAAACACCCTGACGAATACGAACGAGTTAAACACTTTTTAAATTTAGAAGGGTTAGACTGTGAAAGATTTATAGGGGATAGACCTCCGACTGATTTTGATTTGCTATTTGTACACGATGGACCATTTGCAGGTGAGATTCCACACGATAGGAGAAAAGACTGCATTATTATTTTTTGCGTTCACCCTATGCACATTAACTCATATTTTTATGCAGGATATACAAGGGCAATCCTTAAAAACTCTGAACATAAAAAGCATTGGTTAGGCGATGGTGTTATTTTACCGCCACTTGTAAAACTTTACGAACCTGCACCGATAAATGATAAACTTGTTTCAATTATTCACTTCTACAAACAAAGAGACGAACAAGGATATTATCAGGCTTTAAGCTTAGGAGCTTTAGTTTATGGGCAAGAAAACGACTTAGGAGAGGCAAACGACTCTGAGCTATTTGAGGAGGGAATGAAAGCTCTTGTACACATTAAAAGATGCGGCTACTTATGCAATGCGGTAGTAAAAGCTATAAGTTACGGAGTACCTATTATAATGGATAGAGGCACTTACGATTACGGATATCAAGATATTTTAATTCCAAGCTATAATATGGCAGTAGCAGGAGAAGAGTACAACTTAGATGAAATAAGAGAGAACCAACTCAAACACAGAATAGAACTATACGAACAAACTAAACAATCCGAAATACTTTCAATACTATGAAGATACTTATAATCATACCCGACCCCATTACGGGAGTAGAATACCACCGTTTAATAATCCCTTTTGAGAATATGGGGGGAGACCACCAAATTACAGCCGTAAAGTCAATAGACCAGCAGCCCGATTCATTCTTTCAGGAGTTTGATTTAATCTACACCAGTTCAGTAGTTAGCAAATTAGGATTTCAAGAGGTAGTTTGGACACAGCTTAAACGCTTAGGTATTCCCGTAATAATTGACAGAGACGATGACTGGATGCTACCTCACGACCATATAATGAAGAACGATTGGGTTAAGAATAAAACAGCAGCTCAAATAGTCTACAATTTAAAAATGGCTACTGCTGTAACGGTACCTACTGAGTACTTAGCCCAAAAAGTTAGACAGTTTAACAAGAATGTGTTTGTAATTCCCAACGCAATAGACTTTAACCAAAAACAATTCCAACCCGATGTAAAAGTTCAGAACCTTAAAAACGAGAAAGTGCATATAGGCTGGAGCGGTTCCGTTACTCACTTCAAAGACATTGTAATGCTAACCGACACTTTTATGCAAATGAACTCAAACCCTGACTTGAAAGGAAAGTATAGATTAGTACTGAGCGGATTTGCTGAAGGGGATATGATTTGGAAGGAATACGAGAAAATGTTTACAAGTGGCTACAAAATAGCAGAGGACCAATATTGCAGAATAAACGGAATGGACGTATATACTTACGCTTCTGCTTACGATATGATGGATGTCGGGTTAATACCTTTGAAGGATACTGAATTCAATCGCTGCAAGTCAGAACTTAAAATGATGGAGATGGGTGCAAAGAAACTTCCAGTAATAGTCTCTAACCAGTACCCATACACCAACATAGCTAAACACGGAGAGAACTGCTTAATGGCATCAAAAAAGGATTGGTTTAAAAATATCAAGAGGATGATTGACAGCAAAGAGTTAAGAGAAGACTTAGGCGCAGCCTTATATGAAGAAATATTTGCAAATTATAATATATTAAATATAAACGAACTAAGAAAGGAGATGTTTAAATATGTCACAAAGAGGTAGACCAAGAGCAATAGAAAGTCCTGAAATGTTATTAGAGCTTTTTGAAAAGTACAGAGAAGAGACGAAGTCCAATCCGATTCTTAAACATACATTTGTAGGAAAGGATGGAAAGTCGGTTTATGAAAAAAGAGAAAGAGCATTGACGATAGATGGCTTTGAAGTCTATTGTTTTAATCAAGGAGTTATAAACGATTTAGGCGATTATTTTCAAAACAAAGGCGAGAGATACGGAGATTTTGCAACTATCTGTACACGCATCAGGCAAATCGTTCGTGATGACCAAATACAAGGAGGCTTGGCTGGAGTCTATAATCCGAGCATAACTCAAAGATTGAATGGGTTAACGGAGAAAGTTCAAACAGAACAAAACATAAATGTCAATAAGCTACCTGAATGGTTGACAAAGCCTATTGAGTAA